GAGGCCTCGGGCATTCAGTAGCTTCCGTGGGGGCGGCTACATCCTGTGTCCGGGGGCGCGATGCTCAATTGGCTTCGCGGTACGTTGCAGCGCAGATCGGCACCGAGCGTCTCGACGTTCGGATGGTGGCCCATCTCGTCCGCAGCGGCGCCGGACCTCACAGAGCAAGGCGCCCTGCGGATCGCCGCGGCATATCGCGCGGTGCAGCTGATCAGTGGTGACATCGCCCGGCTGGGCGCCCGCGTCGAGGGAGGCGCGGGCGACCTGCTTGAGGGCGATGCCTCGCGCTATCACACGCAGTTTGAGTTCCGCAGGGCGATGATGGTGAACGTCCTGCTGTACGGCAATGCGTTCGCCTACGTCGCCCGCGACACGCGTGGCCAGGCGGTCGAGCTGCAGCTGCTGCTGCCCGAGGAAATCACGCTCGACACCACCGGCGGGACGGTCCGCTATCGCCATAGCCGCATGGGGCTGCTTGAGCCTGAAGAGGTCTTCCACGTGAAGGCGCTCGGCTCGGACGGCATCTGGGGCAAATCGCCGATCCGCACTGCTCGCGACTCGTTCTCGCTCGGTCAGAACCTTGCCCGCACCGGAAACGCGGTCTTCGGAAACGCTGGCGTGCCCAAGATCGCCCTGGTGCACCCGGGACCGCTCAGCCCCGAGGCGCAGCAGCGGATCGCTAACTCCTACATGGAACGGCACGCGGGCGCGGACAACGCCGGCCGGCCGATCGTGCTGGCCGAGGGCATGAAGGTCGAGACGATCGGCGGCACGCTTGAGGACAGCGTGTACGTGCAGGCGTCCAATTTCACGGTGCAGGAAATCGCCCGCATCTTCGGCGTGCCGAACGCCTACCTGAACGACACCAGCAGCTCGAGCTTCAGCGGTCTCGAGGCGCTGATGCGGATCTACGTCGAGGGCTGCCTAGCACACTGGGCCGAGCAATGGGCACAGGAGTACCGCCGCAAGGTCATGGGCGGCGTCGGCCGCGTTGTGTGGGACTTCGACGTGCTGCTGCGTCCGACCCTCGCCGAGACGATGGCCGCGCTCCGCACTGGCGTGGAAGCTTCGATCATCACCAGGAACGAGGCTCGTTCGCGGCTCGACCTCGACCCGGTCCCAGACGGGGACGAGTTCATCCTGGCCAAGAACATGGGCGCCGGCGGCGGCACCACCAACGCCGGCGATGACACCAGCCAGACGGCGGGGAGCGTCAATGACTTCACGGGTTGAACGTCGCCTTGCCCCGGTCGCCCGCGAGGGGAACACCCTCACCGGCTACGCCGCCGTCTTCGGCGTCGACAGCCAGGAGCTTTACGGGGCCCGCGGGAAGTTCATCGAGCGGATCGACTCGCGGGCGTTCGACCGCACCTTGCTCGAGAACCCCGACGTGCTGCTGCTCTACAACCATGAGCCCGGGCAGCTGCTCGCCCGCCGCACGTCGAAGACGCTCCGCCTCGCCAGCGACGCCAAGGGCCTCCGCTTCGAGGCCGACCTTCCCGACACCACCCTCGGCCGCGACGTCCGCACGCTCCTCGAGCGGGGCGACCTCGATGGCCAGATGTCCTTCGGCTTCTCGGTCCGCAAGGACGAGTGGCGGGGCAACACCAGAACGCTCCTCGACGTCGACCTCGTCGAGGTGTCTGTCGTCATCCAGGCCGCATACCCGCAGACGGAAGCGGCCCTGAGGTCAACCAACAACGACGCCCGCGTGCGACGAGCCCGCGAGCTGCAAATTCGGAGCATCGAACTATGGCAACCATGAGCATCCGCCACGAGCTCGGCAGCATCGCCGCCGAGATGCGGAAGGTGAACAACAACAAGGAAGGCTGGTCGGCGGCCGAGGTGGAGGAGCGTTTCGACGCCCTCAACAAGCGGGCCGTCGAGCTCGAGCTTTCCGCCCAGAACTCGGCCCGCACCAACCGGATCGAGCAGCTGGCGACCACCGCGAACGACGCCCAGCTGCGGAGCGCCCCGGCCCCGCTCGCCCGCCTGGGCGGGTCCGACGTGACCGCGACCCCGGAGTACCGGGCCGCGTTCTGGAACTACCTCCGCACCGGCAACGTCTCTGAAGTCCGGGCCATCTCGACCGGCACCAGCAACATCGGTGTGCCGTCCGACATGTACAAGCAGATCATCGAGAAGCTGTACGACCCGGTCACGCTGGTCGGCCAGGTCGCCCGGGTGAGCATCGACGGGGACAAGAAGATCCCCATCGGCGGGGCCCTTCCGGCGTCGAACTTCGTGACCGAGGCGGGCGCGATCACCGCGACCGATCCGGCGTTCACCGCCCAAATCACGGTCGACCCCAAGAAGGTCGTGACGCGGAACACGGTTTCCATCGAGGCCCTCGCCGACGCGGTCGGCAACCCCGACATGCAAGGTTACATCATGCGGCAGCAGGCCACGTCGATGAACATCCTGCTTGAGAAGGCGATGGTGCAGGGCGGCGTGAGCAACGCATGGACCAGCGGCCTGATGGACGCGCCGCACTCGGCCAGCCAGAAGATCACCGGAGGCGCGAAATACGCGAACCTCACCGGTGACAACCTCATCGACTGCGCCCACGCCGTGAAGCCCCAGTACCGCACCGGCAACTTCCGGTGGATCCTGGACGACGATGCGCTCAAGAACATCCGCAAGCTCAAGCTCGCCAGCTCCGGCGCCGGCGACCGCGAGTACCTGTGGAAGGTCGGTGATTCGCAGGACCTCACGGGCGGCATCCCCGGCACCATCTACGGCATCCCGTACATCATCAGCCAGCAGGTCGACCAGACCGCCATTGCTACGGGCAACAAGACCCGCGTGATGGTCGGCAACCTCGACTATGCCACGCTGTTCGAGCGTCTGGGCATGACCATGATGGTGGACCCGTATTCGGGCTCCGCCAACCTGCAGGTGAACCTGTTCACCTACGCCCGCTACGACTTCCACGTGACCCTGCCTGAGGCGTTCGCGGGCATCACGTTCGTCCAGGCCGAGTGATTCGACTTCCTTTCTACCTCCCGGGGGCGGGGCTTCCCGCCTCGCCCCCGGTTTCCCATGCTCTGGATCCCGCTCGACAACCTCCGGCAGGCCCTGCGCGTCGAAATCCGAGAGGACGACGCCGAGCTTGCGCGCCTCGTCAAGGCGGCCAAAGACTACATCGAGCACCGCACCGGGCTCACGCTCGGGACGTCGACCAAACACCAGTACCTCAGCGCCTTCAAGGATTGCCTGATTGCGGGCGCTCCCAACGTCACCATCACCTCGGTGGCGTACGAGAAGGACGGCGTGGCCTCGACGCTTGCCGCAGCCGACTACAAGCTGCGGTACACGGACGGCCCCTTGGCCATGCTGGTCTTCGACACGGACGAGACGGCCGATGACGGCACCGTGGACATCACCTACACCTGCGGCTACGGCAGTGCCGTACCGCACGACCTGATGCAGGCGGGCGTCGCCCTGGTCGCCCACTGGTTCAGCAACGTGGAGGCGGCCGCCGCGGTCGACCTCCGGCCCGTGCCGTTCTCGGCCGAGGTCATCATCCAGGCCCGCAGCGTCCGGAGTGCCCTCCGATGATCGCCTGCGGCCTCCTGAACACCGTCGTGGGCATCATGCAGCCCACAGACACCACCGACGCCCTCGGCCGTCCCAACCCGTCCTGGGCGACCAAGACGTACATCCGGGCAGAGGTCCGCGACGTCGGTGCCGTCGAGGGCGAGTGGGGGGGCGGCCCGGCTGTCATCCGCACCTTTGACCTGGTCTGCCGCTGGCCGACCCTCCAGCGGTACGGCGTCACCGAGCGGTGGCGGGTGGCTTTCAACGGCCGGATCTGCAGCATCGTGGCCATCCAGGACATGAAGAACAAGCACCGCACCGCCATCGTCCGGGTGGTGGAGGTGGTCGAGTGATCGAGAAGGCCGTGTACTCGATGCTCACGACCGGCACGCCCGGCACGGCCCTCAGCACCGCGGTCGGCGGGCGGATCGCCCTCGGCTCGAGGCTCCAGACCGAGGGCCTCCCGTGCGTCTACTACGACGTCACGTCGGACGACACGTTCTCCATGGACGGCGTCCAACGCATGGCCACGGTCGAGGTACGGTCCATCGCGGATGAACCGCTCGCGGCCTTGACCAACGCCGGCCTGGTCAAGTCGGCCGTCCGGTCAGGCACCTTCTCGTCGGTCGTTATCCACACCGTCATCTACAAGGGCAGGACGCTCGAGGCCATGGTGGTCGGCGAAGGCGACGAGCACCGGCCATCCGTGGCCCTGTCCACTTTCGAGGTTCTCTATGGCTAACAGCAGCGTACTCGCGGACGCCACCGTAAACGGCGTTTCCGTGTTCATCCTCTCGTCGAACGTACGGCTGGAACGGCAGGCCATTGCCGTGACGGCCCTTGGCGACAGCTGGGAAAACAACGTGCACGGCGTGGCCAAGCTCAGCGGGAGCGTCGAGGTCGCCTACGACAAGAGCGACCACGCCTCGATGCTGTCGCCCATGACCTCGGGGGCCAACACCCCGGTCACCATCACGCTCACGTGGAACACCGGAGAGACGTGGACCGGGCCGGCCCTCATCACCGGGTTCGACGTCACCGCCACGGTTGACGACGTCGTGAAGGCCACGGTGAGCTTCCAGAGCACGCACCAGGGAGCGACCAAGAATTGGACGACCTGACGCAAGCCCTGAAGGGACAGCCGAAAGGCATCCAGGTCGCGGGCGTCAGCTGCCAGCTGCGTCGTCCCACCGTCCTGGACGCCATCGCCCTGTCGGACCGAATCGCCAAGCATCCCGGCGAGGAGGCCCAGACCGGGGCGTGGCTCCTGTCACGGCATCTCGAGCGGGACGGCAAGCCGGTGTTTGAGAGCCTCGAGGCGGTCATGGCCTGTGACTGGGCGACGCTGCGCCCGCTGATCGAACAGGTGCAAGCCCTGTACTCCGAAGGGGGAAACTGAGCAGGGACGCGCGACGGCTCCTAGCCGCGTCCGTGCAACGACTGGAGCTCACCATGCCGCTGGCGGTCGCCAACGGCCTCAACGCGACGGACTGGAACGAGGCACGCCGATGGCTCAAATCCAAACACGCTTCACGGTCGACCTTGCCAGCGTCGACCAGGTGAGCATGCGGTTCCTCGACGTCGACCGTAAGGTGAGGACGAGGGCCATGCAGCTGCGTCTGCGTGAGTGGGCGAAGAAGACCCGCAAGGTCATGCGGAATCTCGCCCCCA